AAGAGGTCCCGTAATAAAATTTTTGGATCTAAGTCTACACGTTAATAGATAGGGTTACTACTATTAAAACATGTAAACTATAACAATTCAGAGTAAACAAACTTGCGGAAATTTTTATTTAATATAACAAAATACCAATACCATAAGCTGCTACTACGTAGACTACTTATGAATACCGATATCGTTATAAACAAACAAACACACCTGAGCTTAGAGAGATAGCAATTGAACTTAGAGTATTGCTCTGGGTTCTGGGATGCCTTCTCTAAGAAGTAGAGGTCTCCTTTTATAGTAGTAAGGAGGTAACCTGCTACCGACAAATTATTACAAACTAGTGGGTTTCCCACTTTGGAAAAGTAAAGTGCGTTACACACCAAGCGCACTTGCAGTACAATAATTAAAAATTAGTGCGTTTACACAACCACCGCACTAAGAAAACAGAAGATAGTGGTGGACCCCATTTGGTGGAATGGTAGGGCCCGTACCATTGCTTCCGTGACATTTCTTCAGATTGAAACATCGGCTATCTTGTGCAGGATAGCTCCTAACTCACAGAGGTGATAGTAGGCGGTTTGGGTTTCTCCTTTGATGTAGGGGAGATTGTCTCCCCAAGCATTATCCCCTGTTGCCTGGGATCTAATTGCGTCCCTGTGGAATTCAAGGATTGAGTGTATTTTTGTGAGTTCTTCACGCATTTTGGCGTACAATTCGTACTGCGTGTTCTTGATTTGGGACCGAGATTCGATGAATTCGTCCATTGGCCTTGGTTTGGTGCATGCTTTGAGATGGTTTTCGACCTGCTCCTTGTATTGAGATATGAGGTCATCAAGGCTTGCGTCTCCTCTCCCATGCTGAGGGTTTCCGAGAGTAAGTGATAAATTGGTTCTGGAAGATCCTGCCATTCAGAGATTAGTGTAGAGACTAACTTGGTTAGGGCTATTTCGGGGTTTCTTGAGAGATGATCAGCTAAGTTATTTAATTCACCCTTAATATGTTCAAATTTATAAGCCACGCCCGTTCCCGTTAACCAATCAGATAATCTAATCCACCTTAGCCGCGAAGGTTTATGGTTAAAGCTTTTGTTGTAAAAGCTTATGATTGCTTGGCAATCAGTCCGAATTATTATTGTCGGTTGGCTAAGATAGAATATCTTAAAGGTCTCTAGTGCGTGTAGGACCGCACTAATCTCAGCGTCTATCGTGCTTTTTAGTGGATTGTAGGGACCACTCGCATAAGCACAGATTTTCTCCGTTGATTTAGGATCTTTCTCCTTTTTCTTCCACTTACATATTGCGCCCCAGCCTGTCATGCACCCATCTGTCTCTATGATAATGACAGCGTCCTTATCTGGAATCTCCAGTGTCGGCAGTTGATGAATCTGGGCCTGGATGTCCTGGATAATCTTCCAGTCTTGTGCATTCATTTTGGGCTCACCTTGTGGGCTGGTCTTTGCATATATTGGGCCTAACATCCTTCCAACATTAGGAATATGATTTCTTGCATAGTTAATTAGGCCTAACCACGATCTCAAATCTTTCTTGGACTTATACTGTTCAGGTCCAAAGGCTGCTATCTTCTTTAGGATGTGTTCCTGCATATGTAGCAAACCGTTAGAAATAACAGTACCTAGGAAGTCCACTTTGCGAACCCCGATTTTCATCTTTGTTGGGCTTAAGACTAGTCCATGTTGTTGGACTCTTTCAAAGAATCGGTCCAAATGCTCCAAGTGCTCTTGTTCTGAATTTGAGAAGATCAGAACATCATCAATATAGACAGCCACAAACTTTTCAAGGCCTGTGAAACATAGATCCATTTTCCTCTGAAAAACTGAAGGGGCATTCTTCAGTCCAAAAGGCATGACCATCCATTCAAACAATCCTTTCCCGGGAATAGCAAATGCAGTCCAAGGAATAGATTCTTCCGCCATTGCTACCTGATGGAAGCCAGATTTTAAATCAAATTTGGAGTAAATCTTGGTTTTACCAATCCTTTGCAATATGGTATTGATTCCTGGTAGCGGATATTGGTCCTTTTCAGTGTTGTCATTCAGCCTTTGATAGTTAAAAACCATCCTTTCTTTGCCTTTTGTCTCTTTGCCAGTCTTTGGATCCACTGTTGTGCCTGACTTTACCAAGAAAGCCGTTGTCCTATGTTGACTCTTCGAGGGTCTGATAACTCCTAGCTTCAGCAAACTTTCCACCTGTTTGTTGAATGATTCCTGCATCTGGGGAGTTATGTGCTTCAATGGCTTGTCCTCTATCTTCAGCTGTGGATTGATGATTTCCAGCTTGCACTCCACTTGGTTTTTCTTCCAGTGTTTGAGGGGTTCCTCACCAATGTATCCCATATCTGATAACTGGAGTAGTTTGTGCGCTACTGCCTTCTTAATCCGCAAATTCTCCTGCTCGTTCTGCAGCTCGTCTGTCCCAGTATCATTAAGCAACATATATTCTGAGAAATTCTTACTGAAATTGTCCTCCTCAATGAGGTTGATGGATTCCAACTTCGTAAGGTATTTATAGAAGGTGATTTCATTGCCTTCTATTCTCACGCCTCCATGTAATGACCGTATGAAATTACAGCCAATGATCATCTGCATATCAGTAACAAGGTTTTTATTCATAGGAAGTACGTAGGTGTAAGGTAACCTGAACTCCTGACTTCCAATAATCAGCTTCCCTTGTTTCAGCTTCTGATTCACTTCCAAGGTTGAATTTACTCCATGTATCAAGACTGGGTAATTGCACTGTTCGACAGCGTCTACTGGTACAAATTCCTTCTTGATATTGCAACAAGATGCTCCGGTATCCAACAAAGCTTTGACTGTGAATGGTTTTACGCCTTCAATCTCAATGCGTCCTTCAATAATGATCAGCTTTCCGGATATGGCCAAAGTCTCTTCAACCCTCTGTTCTTCTTCTTCAGGTTCTTCTTTGATAAAAAGACACTCCTCCTCCTTTTCTTGCTTCTGCTTTAGGCTAAGAAACTTAGCCTTTTCCTCTGCAATCTGCCTCATGAAAAGCTCTTTCTGTTCTTCAATCTCCTTTAAGAACTTTTCCTTTTCCTGCTGTAGCTCCTGTTTGAGCTCCTCCACGATTTTCTGCCTGTCCAACTTTTCTTCCTTGAGCTTGTTGATGACGTGCTCTTGTGCTGTTATGACTTCGCTTTGTGCTGCATTTTCCTTCTTGATGTGCGTCATTGCTTCACCGGTCTTGTTCAGCTCCGCTTGACACCATGAAATGTACTCCTGGTTCTCTTTTAACAAAGAGGGTGTTGCATAATAGGGTGAAACAAATTCTTTCCTTTGAGTTACCTTGATGTCAAAGTAACTGAATGCGCATAAACTGCAAGCTGTGATTTTGCAGTATCCACATTGTATTCTGCACCTGTCTGAAGTCTCTTTGTTACAGCATCTACAATGCTCCGGACAATCAGGAACTTGGATGTTATGCTGCCAATGATGAACACAGTTAAACTCCTGATCAGAGAGTTTAATTAGGGGCTGCCATCCACCACGTTTTCCAATCCAATGTTCGTCGAATTGGTCATCCTGCATCATGTAGATTTCTTCATCGTCAGGTATGTCATCAATTTCCTTATCAGGATCATGATCAAAGTCACTACCCCAACCCGTAGGGATAGGTGTTTCCGGCCAATTTTCTCTGCCTTTAGGTGGTCCATAATAGCGATAAAAGGCTCTGTCATGACCATTGCCTCCTTCTTCATAGACTTTCGTCTGCTGCTTCCATGGCTGTGGCTGCTGTATGTCTGATGTACATGTACCAAAGTGTCGGTATTCGTACACGTCTTTGTATTCCCAATCCAGCGTGAGACAATCCTCAATCTGCGCCAAAGGTGTCAGGTTCATAAACATTGTTGTAGGATCCTCACCTTCCGACATACTGTAAATCTCGTCACCGGAATCGTTTTCCTCAGCTGATACCAACTCGAACTCCTTTGGAAGCTCTAATGACTGGTACATTGTCTGTCTATGAATGTTCCTGTTGTCATTCTTGCACTCCCTCGCAAAATGACCTTCTTCACCGCACAAGTAACACTTGCACTTCTTTGTTCGCAAATGTTTGTGCTTCTCTATCTTCACATGCGTACTGTGTGGCTTTCCTTTGTAATGTGTAGCTTTTCGGATTCCAAGGCGTTTGCGATCAGTTCCATAATACCCTGGGATGGGCATTTGCTTGCAGAATTCCAGACTCTTCAGACTCCTCTGGAATGATGCCTCCTTGCACTGGTTTTCCAAGTATTTGAATGAAAAGACAATACGAGGAAATACCCCAACCGTGTTACCTGGGTATTTTGCCTTGAAGGAATCTTCGATACGCTTTCCCAAATCTCCTGGCATTTTGACGAATAGCTTGCTTGATAATTCTGATGATGTGAACAAGCGTCCCGTCTTTGCTGCAAGGTACATAAATTGCCTTAAGTACTCCAAGATGTGCTTCACATCTGTGCATGTCAGCCTCTCTAAATCCTTGTATGCTTGATCTTGACTCATTGTAGAACCCTGATATGGGTCCTCTAATGTAAAGATCCGTCTGATCTGTGATAGCATGTTCTGTGTTCCAGACCTGCCTTCCATTGTTCCAATGAGGGCCTGGTATTCCGTCTCATAGATGCTTCTCCACTGCATCCATGCCAGCTTCTCTGTTTCTCCTAGCAAGTTTTCAATGAACTCTGCTTTGTCTTTGTTGTCCGAGAAGTTCTGCAATGCTACCACATTCTTTGTTATGCTTTCCCATCTCATGAACACATCATCAAACTTGCTGAAGTCTGATGGGATGATAAACATTGCACCTCCATTGATCTGCGCTGTTGGTAGGTTCCACCAGTTCTGAAAATCTGGAACCTTTGCTCTTAGTGGTGCTCTATATTGTGGTGGATACATCGGGACTGTTGATGTAGATGGTTCATCAAATCTCTGTCTAGCCGGTGGATAAATTGGGGGTCCCATGGTTGCATCCGTGGGTAGTCTGTAGGATCCCGAATTTATCGAAGACTCAGCCTCCATATGCACCTCTTCTCCAGCAATTAACTTCCTAAGCTCTGCCCGAGCTTCTTCCTCAGTAAAGTGAACTTCCTCCTGTTGGACTTCTCCTTGTCCAATGATATCTCCTTTGCTAATCAACTTGATCTCCTTCGTGTCATTCCTGACTTTCAGGATCTTCATGTTTTCACCATTGTGATAGACACTGACAATGATAAAACCATTAACTGTACTTGTTAGGTTGTTACCATTGCTCAAATCTGCGTCTGTTGAGATGTTCAGCAAGTCCTCCATCCCTGGTAAGAGATAGATATCCTCCTCCGCAATGATTGGCTCTGTGTGTTTTTGCTCTTCTTCTGCAAAGTCAGCCATCATTTGCCTGTTCAGCTCTTCCCATTCTTCATCGTCCTCGTTAATGATCATGACATGGACTTCCTCAGCTATCTGACTCTCATCGTCATCCATGATTTCGTTGTCATTTTCATCAAACCTCACCCTTGAGGTTTCTGGTGCTGCCTCATATCCTCCGAACCTTACACTTACTGAACCGTTTGGTAGGTTCCTTGTATCTGCAATTGTGGGTTGTTGTATGATTGATACTTCCGGCTCCCTAAGTATCCAACTTCTTCCAAGGTGCTCCGATTCTGACACCTTCTTCCCTGGAATAGCTCTTACTCCATGACTAGTGAGATAATCTGTAACGTTACTGATGGAGTATTCAAATCCCACATTTGAGGTGTTGGATAACCTTCCTACTAGTCCCCTCGTTACTAGTAGATTCGCTTCTGCATTCCTCCAGTTGCCGTACCCTCTAGTCTGTATGGAGATCTGGATGTTCCTGTAAAAGTCCCCAATCGTCATCATTATGTCTGGTACGACATAAATCATCTGGTGACCACCGTCAGCCAGACTAACTTCCATCTGTGCCAAGATTGCTTGATCACCGAGTAACCGGTTGTCTCTGAAGACAACATAGGCTAACGTTCCCATCTCTCGCCTATGTAAGATCTGCAATCTTACCTGGATCACGCCAATATGGATATACCGAAATCCTGCACGGTTTAAGGTACTATAGCTTTCCATCGTGACCAGTGTTCTATCGATCTGCTGTCCGTCAATACAGTTGACAGCCTCCTCACTCCAGTGCTGGTAGACACGGTGATTGATATCATCCTGTCTTGAGTGGTACAATACCTCAGCTGGTACTATACTAGCACGCCTTTGTAGTGACATGCTCAGCTCAGCCTGGGGGTCTATTTGTGTTTCCAATGTCTCCGGTTGTCTAGGTGATCGTCTGATCCTATTCCTTAACCTTCTTGCTTGTCGCGCCCAGTTGTAGCGCCGCCTCTGTCCTGTCCTGTATCCACGGATCTGGTCTTCAAAGTTGATACCAGTCTGTGGTTGAGTCACAGTCTCCGTACGAGAAGTCATCGTTTCTCGTTTCTGGCCTTTTCTACAAGTGTCTTTGGGTCGATGAATACTCGTAAAGTTCCTTCCTTCTGTGGAGGTCTTGAAGTTTCTCCAAGCTTCAGTCCCTGAAGTTGCTTCAACAGCTCCTCAGTGCCCTTATCCTTTTCAGTTGCCTTAAAAACTGCTTCTAAGCTCCTTACCTTAGCTGTAAGAGCTTCAACCTTTTCTGTCAAGTCAACAACTAAACAGATTAAAGTGTTAACCTGTTTTATCTGTGCAATAGCACTAGCAGTTGGTCCTCGATACTGCGTTGGATCGATGAATCCAAGTGCTGGGCTATTCAACTCTTCAGTAGCTTCAAGAGAATCTGTATATGCACTGCTTGCTCTTCTGTTAGCAAGGTTACTCATGTATTGGTCCAAGCCTCAAGCTTAGCCACCAATACTTCTACCTGTGCTAGCTTTTGGTTTGCCTTAGTTAAAAGGGCCAAAGCCTGCTCTTCGATTTCCTTGGGCTGTTTGGAAATCTGCTCCGTGATCTCAAGAACTTGGGCCTTTGTGATGGGCCTGTTTTCAAGAACAGTAACAGTCAAGTTAGACACCTCCTGTCTCAACTTCCTGTTTTCCTTCTTTACACCGTCGATTTCTTCAAGAATCCTTTTGCAATCTTTAATATGAACACGAGAAAGTAAATTTAAACGATCGTACACTACGGCTATATTGTTTGCAAGATCTGAATTTGAAACCTTATGAGAAGATGCGAGATCTAAGTACTCAAGATCAGAGGTTCTTGACTTATCATACCATTCTGCTATTGCTCGTTCCCACCTTTCAGACATCAACTTCCTCCAAAGCTTGCCACGACCTTTCACTCCTATTCAAAGCTCATACAAGGGTTCGCACCATGTTCGCACCTTCCTTTGCTTCTTAGTGCTATGGCCTTGTCCTTTTGCTTCTTCTCAGAGGACACTTCTTCGGTCTTACCGCTCTTTCTGCTAATGTCTTCCTGATAAGAATCTGCTTTAACAAAATAATCGTTAAGAAAAACCTCGTCACCTTTTCCTTTCGATCTCACAAAGTGTTTAGCTAGCCATGCTTTTAACAAACATAGCTCTGATACCA